TAAATCATCAATAGATTTAATTTCCTTACCATATCTTTTACCACTATATGAAAGAACTTCATCCTCATTTAATTCTGAGGGTTTTACTGGTGGAGCTTCAACTTCTTTAACTTCTTCTGGCTCACTAACCTCTGTCTCCTGCGCTACAACTTCTTCTGAAGTTTCATTTTCAGCAACAGGTTCTTGAGTACTTTGTTCTTCAACAACCGTTTCTTCTTTCTGTTGTTGTTCCTGCTCGTGTTTTTCAAGCAATTCTTTTTCTACTTCCTGTGTTGATTTAGACTCAACATCAGTTACTTCTCTAACTTTTATATCCATTTAATTTAATTTAATTTATTTGCAAATTTACGCAAAATTTAAACGCATTATCTTGGCTCAAACTCTGCTAAATCAAAACCATCTAACGTATCTTCATTAGACTCAAAATTTTGAGGAGGTAAATTATTTTTCCTCTGCGTTATAAGTTTTGATTGTTCTGTATTCTGCTGACTAATTCTATCACTTTTAGCTTTCTCTCTTGATTGCTCTCTCTCTGCTAGCGTAGCAGCATCTAATCCTTTAACTTGCATATTATATTGAAACTCTTGCTCCATCAGTTGTGATTTAAGAGCAGCTTCTTGTTTTTGCTTTTCAATTTCAAATGCAATATCAGCTTGTCTGTATCTAATTTTAGACTGAGTTTCAGCTTCTATTTTTTGCATTGCTACTTGAGCTGCAAGTTCTTGAGATTTTAATTGTTGTTGAGCAATCATAGCCTGCTTTTGCATTTCTTGCTTTTGGTCTTGCTCTTGCTTAGCTTTTCTTTTAACTTTTAAAAGTTGATTAGCTAATTTTAAATTCTTTATTTCACGTATGTCAATAGCGTCTTCCAAATTAATATCACCCTTAGATAATGCCATTTGAATATTTTGCTCAAGCATTGCTTTTTGTTCTTCATCTGGAGACAACTCAATAAAGATTCCAAAGTCATATATATATAGGTCAGAAATTTCTCCAAGAATGCTAACATTGTATTTACCGATTTTATTAATAAAGTCATCCTTAAAGTCAGAATACTCTAATATATCAGCTATTCTATAAGTTAATGCTTCTGATAATGTTCTGTATATATATAAACTTCCATCAAGAATATGTCTTGTTGCTGTATTTGAACTAAGCGCAGCTAGCTTTTGAACACCTACTAAAGCATCTGAATTTGCTATAGTACCGTCTCTCGCTTCATTTAAGCCCGTTACAGCTCGAATCATGTCTAAGTAGTGGTTAAGGTTACCTATAAGCATTTGTGCCTTAGAAGCGCCAGAATTGCTTGTGAGCTGCTGTATAGGAACTTTACCCTGATTATAATCACCTTCTTGCGTATAACTTCTACCAATTACAGAACCTGTTTGGAAATACAATCTAAGTGCATCTTCTGGGTTATAAGCTGATCCTGTTCCAAGATCAACCTCATTCAATCCATCTGCATCTATATATACACCATCAGGAACTGTTCTAGCAATTACCTGTTGTAGTTTTAAATGAGTCATCTGTATAAGGTCAGCATAAGGAATCATTCTTCTAACAAGAGATTCAATCACACCTTTATACATTCTTGGAGCAACTGCTACATAATTTGGTATAGCGTGCTGTGAAGATGATTTTGGTCTAACCATATTCTTTGCAAGCTCCCACTTTAAAATAAAGTTAGTACCCATAACCATTACACCATCATACCATACGTCAATTGTTTTTTCTACTTTTTCAAAATTACCCTCTTCCATCATTTCATTAGGAGGGTTAAAAGTATCGTCCTTTTCTATCATAGAGATATTACCATTCTCTTTAATCTTCTTTTTATAAACCATCTTCTTAGTGGTTTTATAATTAAAGTACATCAAGGTACAAGTATCACGATAAAATATATCATTTTCATAAAACTGAGCTACATTAAAATAATCATACCAGCTTTGACTATACTGAGATATTTTTTCTAAATCTTCCTTAGTTAGCGTAGGATCAATCTTCACTAGTTCAGTGATTGGAACTGTTTTAATTTCACCCCAATAAAAACAATCTTTAAAATGAGGATCTTCTGTATAACTATAAACTACATTTGCTGGATCTACATATTTAATTTCTACTCCAGCTCCTTTTAAAAACTCATGCTTTGCAACAGCCATACCAGTAACCATAATATCGTAATCTAATCTTTTACGAATATCATTATAATGGTTTTCTTCAAACATTGTATTGATAGCTTCTTCTTCAGCAATCTCAATAGCTGGTTTGTAATTTAAGTTCATGTATAATGAAAGCTCCTCATCACTTGCAGGAAGTTCATCAGGATTCATAATGAATGGATCGAACCCTGTATTCTTTTGTACAATATCAAGTACATCTTTAGCAGCCATCTGCCCTTCAATCATTTCTTGATACTTGCTTCTTTTAGATTGAGACAAAGCATCTTGAGCATACGCTTTTACTTTGAATAATCTATCAGACATTCCGTTTACTACTATATCAACAAATTTAGGAATGATTGGAACTGGTGTCCAATCTAAATTTAAGTAAGATAAATCACCATCAACAGCTAATTCATTTTTATATTTTGCTACTGATTGTTCACCTCTTGCGTATAATCTTAATCTATTAAAATCCCTCCACTGATTATAGTATCTGCATCCGGTAGAATCTTTACGAAACCATTCGTATTGTATAGCTTGCCCTATTTGTAATCCAAACTCATCAGTTGCCTTCTCAGCATCAGATACAAACTGACTAGGGAATCCTACAGATGAAATATTTATGTTTACATCTTTCATCTAATTAATTCACTTAAAATTCCTTTATTATTATATTGTGCAAAGTTAAGACTTATTTTTGATTGTTTTTTCTCAGGAAGGTAAACATTCTTTTGATTTGCCATTATTGCAAGCCCAGAACTAATACTGGCATCAAACTTTGTTCTACTGCTAATATCAAACCTTGCCCAGTCTTCTAGTGTCCTTGTAAAATACATTGACCCCATTTCATCCATAGACCTATATGTGCCATCTAAATCAATACCAACATACTTTTCTATATATGATTCTATAGCTGCAGCGTGTGATTGCTTTACATCTTCAGATGTATTAGGAATACCACCCAGTTCTTTTTCAGTCTTTGATAATTTATTATAATGTTTATCTGGCCTATTCATACAATATCCCCTATATCCTCTGTTTTTAAAATGATATAATAATCTAGGTTTGTTATTCTCTACAAGTATTGGCATACTATAAAATACACAAGCCATTAATACTTCTTCAAAAAATATCTCTGCTGTTTGTGGTCTAGCAACATATTCTAGAAAGAACTCATTACTCGGAGCTTCTTCCATATTAAACTTAGTTAAACCATGCAAAGCTCCATTTGATCCACCACCTCCAACAGTTCCAGATATATCATAACTATCACAACCAAATGCACCGATATGTTCATTCAGAGGAAAGTATACGCCATGCTTTTGAATCTTTTTATTATTTAATCCTTTGTTAGGTGTCCAAGACACTTTGAATCTACCTCTGGAATCTGGAGTCCATATAACCTCAGAATCTTTTATACCATCCTTCCAATAGAATCTACCACGAGTTACGTGATGCTCCATAATTAAAGAATCATTATAATCAATCTGCTGATATATTTTAGTTAGATTAAATAGTGATGATTTACTCTCATCTCTAAATGCGTGAGACTCTGTTCTTGGAAACTGTCTGTAAAATTCATTTAATGCATCAGCATCATTCTTCAATGAATCTACTTCAGCTTCCCAATAATCTATTGCTCCATTTGTAATCCATTCTCCATCAACTCCAGCTACGGGTTTCTCAGGTTTTCTAAATACAGGCATACCATATCTATCTATAAAACCTTCCATATTCCATTCCATGGGAATAAATAAAGAATATAATCCAGATTTAGTTTGACCGTTTGCGTTTCTAGTATTTACATTTGAATCTTCAAATAACTTTTTAAAATTATCACCCCCTTTATCAAGAGCATTTGATGTAGAACCCATCATACATTTACCAATAACTTTGCTTCCTAGTCTGAGACAAGTTTTAGTTACACGCCAGTTATTTAAAATATTATTTGGCTTTATCCATTTACCAGATTCATCATGTACAAGCAGTAAAAGTTTTTCACCATCATAAGAGTTGTCATCTGTATTTTTCCAGTCAATAGTTGTATCAAGTCCTGTCAGCTCTTCATCAACATCATCATACATAT